GAGGACTTCACCTCCATGCTTTCTTTATGTTCGAACGGAAGTTTGAGTCACGAAATGTCCGTATATTCGATGTGGACGGCCGTCACCCGAACATTGTCCGTGGTTACTCGAATGCAAAGGCTGGCTGCGACTATGCTTGCAAAGAGGGCGACATTGTCGGAGGAGGACTTGACCCGGGACAACTACGAGCTCCGGTGGATCGAGATGGTGGAATCTGGAATGAAATCCTCCTATCAGAAACTCGAGATGAGTTTTTTGATGCTTGCAGAAGATTGGCTCCAAGGGCACTTCTGTGCTCCTTTACCTCGCTTAAATGTTACGCCGACTGGAAGTACCGAAGTATTCCCGAACCGTACGAATCACCTGAAGGACTGGCATTTGCGCCACAACGCGTGGATGGCTTGCAAGACTGGGCTCGAGAGGCTCTTGCAGGGAATCGAGGAGGTGAGTGATCTTGCCCGTCGTGCCTTTGCATGCACGGCCCCTCCTCCCTTCGGTCGGTCCCCCGGAGGGGGGCTCGTGCACTGCTAGGCACTCGAGGGCGCTGGATTATGTTCTCAGCTAGGGGTGTTTACGTAATGCTGACTGTTTGCAGAACGAAAGCGAAGCCTCATCCTCTGGGGAGGAACAAGACTAGGCAAAACCCTGTGGGCCAGGTCATTAGGCAACCACGCTTACTTTGGGGGCCTATTCTGCCTAGATGAGTCACTTGAGAACGTCGACTATGCTATTTTCGACGATATGCAGGGTGGTCTGAAATTCTTTCACAGTTACAAGTTTTGGTTGGGGTGTCAGAAGCAGTTCTATGCGACTGACAAGTACAAGGGCAAGAAATTGATACATTGGGGGAGGCCGTCTATATACATAGCGAATCAGAACCCTCTTTGTGACGAGGGGGTGGATCATGACTGGTTGATAGGCAACTGTGAGATAGTGGAGGTAACAACCTCACTTCTCGTGCCAGTAGAATGAAGCCTCGGGTAAAAATGAAAGTGTTGACTGATCGTCAAAAACGCCGTGCTTGGTGAAAATATCCACTACGTAATAGTTTCCCATTCCTCTTCTGCCGGTGGCTGAGACAGCGGCGTCGACAAGGGTCTCACCGGCTTGTTCACCGTCATATTGGATGTTCTTCCGCATTGGGTGCCACAGACGATAATTGTGCATTAGCCCCGCATTGTTCTGCGACTTGATTATGCGGGTTTTATCGTATCGGATGCTGAAGTGCCTAGTGCTTACGGGGGCCGTAATCATGCTGATCCAGTCCTGGTTACGCGCTCCTTCGAAGAGCTGATCCTGGAGGTAGGTTACTTCATTCTGCGCCCTTAGGAGTCGGACCATTCCATTGGATGTTCGTCGAAAGAAGTCAGAGGTATCTGGGTCCCGTTGTCCGAAATCATCTTTTGAAGTAAAGCAGATCCTTCGCCATTGCCATGACGCGGAATTGTTGGTTTCCAGTGTGATGCGTTCCTTAAGCCCAACGGCAAATATCGATTCCGACGTGCGAAGGGACACGTCGACCTTACTTCCACGCTGTCCGTCGGAATTTTCGGCGGGGCGTCCAGTGGCATTCCAAATGTAAATGAATTCGGAGGGCTGGGTGGAACCGACTCGGAACGACATGACCGCTGGTCCGAGGCTAAAGGTGGGGGAGAACGGGTCCGAGGCTGTTGTGTTCGAGAAGCTAAGCATGTGGTCTCGCTTCTTTTGGCTCGTTTTGTTGAGGATCGTACGAGTTGACATCGGCCGTTTGATGGGGGCCTTGCGTCGGGTGTATCGTCTTCGCTTGATTCGTCCAGAGCGACGTCTGCGAGGGCGGGACGCGGACTTGTACGAGCGTCTGTAGGCCATGGCGCGGTGATTCGCTCCTTTCGAGCGTTGATGCTGGCACGAAGCTGGGCCTTGTACTCATTCCTGTGGGGACAGGAAGCGGTGTGTGGTGGGCAAGACATTGATGATGCCTTGGGGCGGCAGGGGGTTTTATAGATAAAAGCTGCTCCCACTGCCACCATTGGATTGTAGAACAAAGTTAATCTACAATCCAGTGGCACTCACATGACCTTCCGGTTCGCCGCAAAACATGGACTCCTCACTTACTCAGCACTTGGCAGCGACATGGATGCAGTCGAGGGACTTGCGATCCGAATTGTCGAGCATCTTGGAGAGCTTGGTGCAGAGTGCATCATTGGACGAGAGAATCACCTTGATGGAGGACTTCACCTCCATGCTTTCTTTATGTTCGAACGGAAGTTTGAGTCACGAAATGTCCGTATATTCGATGTGGACGGCCGTCACCCGAACATTGTCC